AGCTACAAGAAAATGGTTTATCTAACGTTGTTACAGGTTTATCTAAACGTCCAAGCTGTTCACATATAGCTGACTTAGGTACAATCTCTAACTTAGATAAAGCTTTTATACATACTATACGTAGAGATGAGAATGAATTTTATTCTATGGTAGTAGATACTGCAGGTACTATCAGGGTGTTTGACAAAGATGGTGTGTCTAAAACAGTAACCAACAATGCTGCATCTTACTTAAGTGGTTTAACAAATCCAAATAAAGAACTAGCAGCAGTCTCTATTGCTGACTCTACCTTTATTGTAAACAAGAATACAATCGTAGCTAAAGCTAGTACAACATCTACTAGTCGTAACCCAGAAGCTTTAGTCTATGTTAAGCAAGCTGACTACTCTTCTACCTATCGTTTAGTATTAACTAAAAGTGGTACTAGTAGAACTGTAGAATTTGCTACTAAATCTAGTACTCAGTCAAGTACATCTTTAACACAGAATGCAGAACGTGGAGCAGCTACTGATTTAATAGCTACTAATTTAAATACGTTTTCTGGTACTGCTGTTAGTAGTACTTATTATGATAACATCACTAACGGTAGTGCTTTATCAGGTTTAAACATTACACGTTATGGTAACGTATTACACATACAATCTACAGATAGTACAGACTTTCAAGTAGAAGTAGGTGACTCTCATGGTGGTCAACATTTACTAGTATTTAAAGATGAAACACCTGACTTTAAAAAATTACCTGTAGAAGCTCCAGTAGGTTATGTCATAAAAGTATCAGGAGATAATCAGAAAGCTCAAGATGATTATTATGTAAGATTTACAGATGATGAAGTCTGGAAAGAAACACTAGAGTCTAACATATTAACAAGCTTAAATCCTACGACTATGCCACACAAGCTAACTAAATTAGCTAATGGTAACTTTCAGTTTGATCCTGTCACTTATGAACCAAGAACTGTAGGTGATGATAATACTAACTCCTTCCCTTCCTTTGTAGGTTTTACATTAAGTGATATATTCTTTCACCGTAACAGACTAGGTGTATTAGCTGACGAGAATGTTATATTTTCTAGAGCAGGAGAGTTTACAAGCTTTGACTTTTTCCGTAAGTCAGTATTAACTATAGTAGATAGTGACCCTATTGATGTTGCAGTATCTTCTAACAAGGTTAGCATACTTAAACATGCTGTACCTTTTAATGAATCCTTATTATTATTCTCAGATTTAACACAGTTTAAAGTTACTGCTGATCCAGTATTAACACCTGAGACTATTAACATATCTAATACTACAGAGTTTGAAGCCTCCTTAAGAGCTAAACCAGCACAAGCAGGTAGGTTTGTTTACTTTGCTTCTAAAAGAGGAGCATGGTCTGGATGTTGGGAATACTTTGTAGATACTGATACAGATAGTAATGATGCTACAGAGATTACAGCACATGTCCCTGAGTACTTAGATGGTGAGATAATTAATATACAAGCTTCTTCTAACGAAGATATGATACTTGTACAAACAGATAATGACCCACAAGCTGTCTATGTATATAGATACTATTGGAGGGGTAGAGAAAAACTACAAGCCTCTTGGTCACGTTGGACGTTTACAGGAGATATACTTGGAGTATCCTTTAATCGTGCTGATATAACATTACTAGTCAAACGTGCTAACAACTTATTTCTTGAACGTATTAACTTATCTGTAGATGATGCTACAAATTATACAACTAATAAATTTAGTATTCATTTAGATAGACGAGTTAGATTACAAACAGGTGGTCTCACAGCTATACCTTATACAGATAGTGCAGTTATTTATATAGATCAGACAGGTAAAATTATACCTTTATCTGCTGTAGCTGCTAAACTAGCTGCATCAGAAGTAGTATTTGCAGGTATACCTTTTCAATTTAAGTACCAGTTCTCTGAGCCTATTGTTAAAAATGGTGACAAATCTATAACAACAGGTAAACTACGTATAAGAAACTATGCAGTTGTTTATAGCAATACAGGTTTCTTTCAAGCAGAAGTCACTCATTCAAAACGTACTCCCTATGTAAGAAACTTTACTGGACGTATTGTTGGTGCTGCTTCTAACGTTTTAAACAAAGCTGCTATTGACTCAGGTACTTATCGTTTTGGAATACTTGGACATGGTAATGAAACAAGCATTGTTATAAAAAGTTCTAGTCATTTTCCATGCACATTTCAGTCAGCTGAGTGGGAAGGATTCTTTGTACTACGTTCTAGGAGACTATAATGAAAGCCCATGTGAGACAAAGCACCCAAGAAGATGTAGATTATCTATGTAATAATCTTAGACCTGAAGATAGGCAAGAGGTGATAGCATCACATGGTAGTACAGAGAAGGCTTTACAAATTGGATTAGATTTGTCTGATGAATGTTGGACATTTCTAGTATCAGAAACAAATGAGATAGCAGGTATATATGGAGTAGCTAAACAGGATGACACAGTTGCATGTGTTTGGTTACTTACTACTCCTGCTGTTCATAAAATATGGATAACTTTTTTAAGAGAGTCTAAAAGATTGACAAAAGAAATGAATAAAAAGTATACTATCTTGACTAACTCTGTTGATGCAGAGTATAATGTGGCTATAAAGTGGCTTAAGTTTTTGGGTTTTACTTTTATTAACAAACATAACCAATGGGGTAAACCCTTTTTAGAATTTGTAAGGATATAAAATGATTGATCCAATGACAGCTTATCAAGGTTTCCAAGCATTACAGTCTTTTAAAAAGAAATCAGATGAAGCAGATGCACAACAATTTAGGTATGAACAGAATAGAATTAATGCAGTTGCTGCACGTGACTTAAAAATACAAGCTCTTAATACAAGAGCTATACAAGAGTCAGAAGCAGTAGCAGAAGATAAGATGGCTCTAGCTATTAAAGCTTTAGAAACAAAAGAAAAACAGAAAGTAGCTGCAGGTGAAGCAGGTGTAGGTGCAGGTAAAACAGCTAAACAAATTACAGACTTAACAGAAGCTAGGAAGCTTAGAGGTATATCTAAGTATAATGCTTCTATTGATAGACTTCTTACACAAGTAGAACTAGAAAAAGCAGGTGTTAATGCAGAAGCTATGAATCGTATTAACGATTTACAACAGGGTGTACAACCTAGTTTAGGTGAAGCAGCTTTACAATTTGCTGGTAATGTAATGGCTACTGATATTAAATATGGAGATGGTAAGATGTTTGGTATTAATTTAGTAGGTGATAAAAATGTTGCAGACTTAACTAAATTTGGAACAGCAGATGCTATGAAACCTTTACCTAGTGGTAATGATATACCATTTGCATTAGTATTAAAATAATTAGAAACAGAGGTTTAGATGGCTAAAAGAACTCCAGTTAGTAGATTAGAAATTGATAGTATATCAACCAAAGGAATAGCAAGTCCTGTAGAAAGTTATGTACGTCCTGCAGAAATTCAAGTTCAGAAGTCTCCTCTTTCTGTTTTTGTAGATGCATTAGCTCCAGCAGTTAAAGCTAAACAAGATAAAGAGTTAGAGATTAAACTTAAACGTGAAAGAGAAATTGAAAGTTTTAGACTTCAACAAAAAAATCAACAGGTAAGTCATCAAGCTGCAAAATCTTTTGCTAAAATAAAACAAGATTATGATAATAACCAAGACATGTACCACCAGCAACCAACTTCTACTATAGTAAATAGTATAAATAAGCATATTTCTGACTATGATGGTGAGATGGAAAAAGCTGGTACTGATCCTTTATTGAGAGATAAATATAAATATCTTATGAATGACTTGACTGTCAAATTTGTAGCTGATTTTACTGCAGGTAAAAGAAAATATGAGATAGGTCAACAAAACGAAGATATTTTTGAAGCAATTTTAAATCAAGAAATTATAACTGACGGTTCTACCATACCTTTAGGAGAAAAAGTACAAGCTATAGTTGATCTTGTTAATAATAATGCTAAAGTACATTTGATTAAAGATGCTAAAGGTAAAATGAAAGCTGACTTTAATAGAATAAATGGTCTTTTAGTAAATGCAGCTGTTGCTTTAGGTAAATCTAAACCTGATAATGTTTTATATCTAGCTGCAGAAAAACTTAAGTTATTAACAAATCCTAAGTATGCTAAAACTATGAATGAGCTTAAAGCAAAGAGAGATGCTAAGATAAAAACTAATGAACTTAACAAAGTTAAAAAAGAAACTCTTGCAATTAAAGTTACTGAGGCTTTAAATAACGGTACACCTATAGATAATATAACATATAGAAACCCTAAAACAAACTTTGATGTAGCTTTTACGACAGCTGAGAAAGATCAATATGTTACTGCTTTAATACAAAGACCTGAGTTTCAAAGTAATACTTCTAGAGCTAAGTTATTTGCTCAAATTAGACATGTACCTGCAAATATAACAGCACATTTAAAAAGGGGTATTCAATATATAGACGGAACTACTGTTGCTACTTCAGATGACGATAATGCCCTCATAGAACAAAGTTATTT